ACCAAAAAGCCCTCCAACTCTCTGACCTCCTGCTGCTGCTCTTCCTCCTCCGGGTAGAAACTGGCCTCCTTTGTACATCTTACCGAAAAGGGATTGCTTAATATTTAGTATATCAAAGTTTTTGATTGCTCCAAATATTGACTTAGCAAAACCTCCCATTCCTGTTGCCATTTTAAAAAGACCTCCTCCCATGGTTTTTATTAATATAGCTCCTGCTAGTAATTGTGGTACAAATGGAATATTTAATAACATTACTACTCCATCTAGCAGTGGAGAAAATGCCTGGAAGATACTGCCTAATACCGATTTAATCTTTTCCATTGCATCTCCAAAACCTTGTGCTGCATCTCTTGCTTTCATTGATTCGTATGCAGATTCTCCGTACTGTTTCTTAAAGTTTTCTGCACCAAGGGTATTTAATTCCTGTTGCATTGTCATCTCTGCTAACTTCTCTCTTGTAAGTCCTAAAGCTGCTGCTGCTGCATTTTGAGCTACTACGTCTTTTTTTCTGAAAGCATTTAAGATTCCTTGTTGTTTTCCAATCTCATCACCTAATCCTTTCATGTCACCTGTTAAGGCATACTCTCTTGCTTTTGCTAGGTTTATGTTACCTCCTGTAAGTAGTTGCGCTTCAAGTTCACTTGCTATTGAGCTTTCAAAATCTAATAAGCTTTCCGATACGGTTTCAAGGTCTTTTAAACTAAGTCCTAAAGATTTTGCTTTTGTAGCTGCTTGTGTTAATGCAGTTACGTTTTTACCCATATTTAAGTATGTGGCTTTAGAAGCATTTGCAACATCATCCATTACTGCTTTTACATTTATTGCAGTCTTATTTTGATTATTAAATGCACCTACTGTTGCTGTAGCGTTTCCTAATACCTTTTCTGTATCCTTTCCTTGTAGTCTTGCAAATACTGTTAACTTACTTGATTGCTCTGCAGACATTCCTAATCTCTGTTCAAGATTAGTTGCACTTACTAATGCTTTTCCTCCTAAAATATCTGCCGATACTCCTAGTTCTTCTGTAAGACTTGCATAGGCTTTTCCTAATTTCTCTCCTGTAATAAAAGCATCTCCTGTTCCTGCTGCTACGGCATTCATTTCAGTATTAAGCTTATAAGCGCTTTCGTAACTCATTCCAGTCTGTTTCTGGAAAGCTGCCATGTTTTTACTTCCTTGAAGAAGTGCACTCGCTATAAAGCCTACTATTGCTTCTACGCTAAATAACGACTTCTTTAATCCATCTGTAAGAACTTTTATTCCTGCCATCCTAACCTGTAGCTTACCTCCTTCTTTTTCCCCTCTAGCTATTGCATCTGCTTCTTGCTGCATAGCTTCTTTAGCTTTATCAACCTGCAGGTATTGAGCTGCGGCTCCTAGGCCTAAGGCTTTCATAGAGCCGCTCATTCCATCTAGAATAGCGCCAGTTGCGCCTGTTAAGCTCTGTATCTTCTCTTCATACTTAATCCTCTCTCTAGTCTTATCCTCTATTAGATCTAAAAACTCAGTCTCTATCTTATAACCTTCTATATGTGCTTGTATTAATGCTAATTCTTGTTCAGAGAGGTTTTTACTCTTTAAACGAATTTGAAGTTCTTGATTGGTTAGTCCGTTTAGTCCTTTTTGTGCTAATAACTGTTTAGCTCTATTAGATATTTCAGCAAGAGAATATTGTGCTTTTGTTTTAAGTTTATCTAATTGTTCTGAGGTTAGTCCGTTTAGGCCTTCTTCTGTGTTCTGTATTTGTTTTGCAATACTATCTAACTTTCTATATTCTGCATTTGCATCAACTACAAAGCTACGTTGCTTCCCTAACTCATCTGTAATATTCCGTAATAGAGATCTATACTCATTTACAGCATCGTTAAATTCTTTCTGCTGTTGTGGGTTATTTTGATTAGTATTTTGAGCCATTTGTTAGAATAGTTTAATATAAATAGCTAAAGCTTCTATTATCTAGAAGCTTTTGTACTATAATCCGGTGCTTTTATACGTCCGTTTTGCAATACCGATGTTTTACCGGATTGCTGTTGTGATTGTTGATTCTGTTTTTGATAATGCTCTACCATAGTTCTATGAACATACCTTCTTAGCCATATTGGAAATTCATATACTGTATCGAAAGAGTATCCTCCTTGCCCATTAAAAACTATATCATGTAGCTGTGAAAAGAGTCCGGCTCTATACTCCGGCGTCAGGCCAAAGAAAGCTAACCCCAATTGGGATATCAACCCCTCCTTCAGGTCCGTCTTCTGGGAAGAATCTTAAATCAACATCTGGTTGTACTTGTCTAACGTATTCTCTAAATGCTCTAGAGTCTCTTGCTAGTAAATAATTGTCAACAAAATCTCTAATTGTTTTAGGTGTTGAATCTCCTTCTACTGAGGTAATCATTTTCTTTAATCTTGTAGATAATTCCGGAGAAGCATCTTTTGATAGTTTTTTCAAACCTCTTACCTCTTGATCTATTGCTTGCTCATCTGCATGAGTAAGTAGTTTAAAGGTAATATTAGTGCTTGAAGATGGCATTGTATATGCAAATTCATTTTTACCTCCCTTTAGTGCATCGTAATTAATCTCTTTTGGTTTTAATTCTGCAAGATCAACCATTTCTTTTTGCCCTTTGTATTCGAATTCGTAATCTTTTCCGTACCCTAATACTCTAGAAGCAATTAAAATTGCATTTTTATCTCCTACCAAAAGATCTCCGTAGTTAATTGGAGTTACAATAAGAGATTGTAGTAATTTATCAATAACTACTCCTTGTTGAATATAGTTTTGATTAGTTAAGATATCCTCCTCACGAGCTGTCATGTATTTCATCTCGATTTTACCTTCTGCTAATGCAGAATCTTTTGAGTAAAGTAATCCTTTTGACGGAAGTTCCACCATTTCGGTTGGAAATTTTTGCTTTTGTTCCATAAATTTTATTTGTTAGTAACTCTTTCTATATATAAATATATGAAAAAAACTTTTTTAAAACAACAAAGCCTGGACTTGCCAGGCTTGTTAATTTTATTTTGTAATTTATTAGTAGTTTAATACACAGTAGTCCATTGCTACTGAGATTGCAATCTCTACTACTCCGTCAGCATTAGTCCAGTCAAACTGTCCAAACTCACCTTTTGTTAAGAAAGCTCCTTTAATAATCCATTCTCCTACGATATCTCCTACAGGACCTAAAATGTTTAAAGTTAAGTCTTTTTTGTAGAAATCTGAATAACCAGCTCTACCTGTTACTGATTCATATCCTAGACGAGCCCATTCCATTACTGCTTGTGCTCCAGAAGGAGTGATTGGTGAATATAAAGTCATATCCATATCTTGCCACTCTCTTTTTCCTCTAATTTTTCTGTAAGAGTTGATGTGGTCAAGTTTAATAACTCCATCTTGGAAAGATGGTGCTTTAACATTCTTAACCATGAATGCTGGGATATTATCTATGTACATTACGAACCTGTGCTGAACCATTGGTTCGAAGGCTCTGAACATTATTTCGTTTGGATCTAATACTGCCATTTTATTGTTTACTTATTTAATTATAAATATCTGTGTTTCTAAATATTATACAAACGTTGCTCCTGTTGGTTCAATTGTGAAGTCTAATACTACGAATTCAATTGTTTTAGCCGGTTGAATGTAAATTTGTCCTATTAATTGATTTCTATCAACTACATCTGCTGAGTTGTTAGATTCGTCCATTACTACTCTGTATGCATAAAGACCTTGTCTTTGTACTACTGATTCCAAGTAAGGATTTACCGTCGCTAAGAATTTATTTCTTGTTGCAATAGTATTTTGTTCGAATACTAAGTTTTTAGCTTGGTCACCAATGAACTTCTTAAGTTCTATTAATAAACGTCTAACGTTTACTCTATCTAAAGCTGAAGCTTTTGTCTGTAATGTTTTTTGACCGAATACTGATATACCTGTTCCTGGGAAAGAAGCGATTGGATTTACTTTTCCTGAGTAAAGAGAATCTCTTTCTCCTTTAGTTAATCTTCTTTCTGCTTGAATTACTCCTGGAATACCTCCTCTTACAAGTCCTGCTGGTGCAAACCATGGTGCTGCAGCTGCATCTGTGAATGTATAAACTCCTGGTATTACAACTGAAGCTGGTACCCATTCGTTTTTACCTGTAGCTGATTTGGTTTGTAACCAAGGCCAGTATGATGCTGCGTAAGAAGTATTTAACAATGCTGCTTGATCTGTTACTTCAGAAAGGTTAGCTCCGTGTCCTACTAAATCTACTACTGCAATACAGTCTCCTCTGTTTTCTGCTAAAGAGATAAGAGAGTCTATTTGAGTTGAGTGATCTTGTGCATTTAATCCTGGTACTGCTATTACATTAAATTGATAATCATCTTTATTTTCTAATAATGCAATTGCATCAGTATAATCTCCTCCTACTAATCCTTGAGTATTTCCTGCAGTAGAGCTACTAAAGAAAAGTGCTCCTCCGATAATTGTACCCGTTGCTCCGTAGAATGATCCTGATTTTGCTTGTGGTAATGAAGCTGAGTAAGAAAGTCCTGCTGCATCTAAATTTACTGTTACTCCATCGTTTCCTAAATAATTAATTGTAGGAAGATTTACAGAAGCTACTCTAATAAAATTTGATCTATTTGGATATTCTCCTAATACCTGTAAGTATGTAGAATTTCCGTCTGTTCCAATTGATGTGAACTGGCTACCGATTCTTTTCTCGATATAGTCATCTGAAGCTGGATCTAATGAAAGGTTATTAAACGTCTCTAAGATTACTTTAGTATTTGTACTATCGTCTCCTCTTCTTACTGATAATGTAAATGTTCCTCTAGAGTTATTTACATTTGTAACTTCCCATCTTAAGTTATCTTCTGAACCTGATACTAAAGATCCGTCAGAGTTTTGAGCTCCTGCATCTGTAGCTAAAGTAGAGTTATTATAGATAACACCTTTACCTAATGTATTAATTGAGAATGGAAAAGAATTAGCTACTGCATCTGTACCTCCTTGTAGTGTAAGTACTGCTGATGAGTCTGGTGTACCTCCTATTACCGATCCTGTAATAAATGTAATTCCGTTTCTTAATGTTCCTGCTACTGATCCTGATAATGCTAAAGTTGTTGCACTTGCTTTAGAAGCACTTACCGGCAAGTATGCTGCGGCGTCGTTAATTTGTTGTACTAAATTATCAATTGTAGTTTCTACGTTAGATCCTGTTGGGAAGTACCATACGTTAGCTGAAGGTTGATCAACTGGTTGTGGATGATCGGCTGCTACAAAAGTGTATGTGTTTGCTCCGTATACTACTGCGTATTGTTGTCCGTCAGCTGATGCTGCAACAATTGCTCCTGATCCTGTCGCTTTATTTACTCCTGTTACTTTATTAGAAGCAATATTTGTACTCTGTGCTTCTGTATAAGCTGCACCTACACTGTCTACGACTCTAGTAATTAAGGCTGTATTACCTCCTTGAGAGAAGTAGTTCTTAACAGCTAATGAAGTTAAATATTCGGATTTTGTTGAACCTGAGCTGAAAGTTACTCCAAACTTTCTTACATAATCATTATAAGAAGTTACTACTGTAGGCATTTCTACAGGCCCTTTAACTGTTGGTCCAATAAATGCTGCTCCTACCGCTACCGGTGCTGGTTGTATAAAAGAAAGGTCATTTTCTCTTGTAAATACTCCTGGAGAGATAATTGATTCTGCCATGTTTATTTAATTTGTTTTAATTTATTATAAATATCTTGGGATTTCGATAACCTTCTTATATGATTAGAGGTTCTATATTCTCTAATAAATAGGAAAGGAGAGTCAAAACCCTCCTTATTTTTTTTCAACAAATCCTATTAAACTTCTTCCTGCACTACTTCTTCTTCTAGAGAAATAAATTCTCCTTTTTCTAAATCAATTGTACCTTTTCCGTAAGTCTCTTCTAATGACTTAGCTAAGTTTTTTTCCTCTTGTTTTAGTTCTTCTAAGAAAGCAAGTGCATTATCTTTTCTGTCTTTTAAGCCTAACTTCAATAATTCAATTTGTCCAAACTCTTGAGTAATTGCTTGACTCTTTTGTTTAATTACTTCAATCTGTTGTAACTCTTCTTGTGTTAATTTTTTGTTTTCCATAAAACGTGTTTTTGTATTAATCGATTAATATTCTAATATAGTAATTTATTTTCTAATATACAACTACCCCGGTAATTATATACCCCAAGGAGCTGGTAAGGTTGCTGTTACTGGAGCTTTAAGTGCAGCAATTTGAGAGTCGATACTACTTTTCATACTGTCTACATCAATTAATGCTTCTAACCATCCCTCTACTTGTTCTTGTGATAGACTAGTAAATGGTGTAAATGCTTCAGGGTCTGGTTGCTCTACTCCTTGAGTACCGTAAGTTTCAGCCCATATTCCGTCTTCATCAGTGCCTCTTAGTCTCCAATGTATTAGTGTTACTATTTTTTCTAATCCGTCTTGGTCTAGAATACATTCAAATGGACCTACAGTCCAGGTGTAATTTATCATAATTTATTTATTTTTATTTACTAAACTCCTATTACTTTACTTATACTTGCTTTTGCTACTCCATTTACATTACCTATACTAGCTGCAATAATTCCCTTTACTGTCTGTCCATACCCTGTAGTCATTGTATAATCTAAATATGGTATAAAACTGGCGTAGTTATATCTATATTCCATATTCACTTGACCAAGGGGGTCTGACAAGTTTGTATCGTAGTAATAATCGTAGAAAGCATCTCTAAGTTGAAGGGTTATTTCATTTTCTGTTTCAGCTCTAGAAAGAGCTGTATTGTTTAACGTTATAGTTTCCCAAGTATTTCCTGCTGAACTAAAAGCGTTTGATCCCGATCCGTAGCTGTAAGGTAGGTAGTCGGAGGTGGTTAGTGACGATGCCAGTGTTGGACTACCTACTACTTCTACTATAGCATCAGGAACACTAGTTATTGCATTAACATATATTACAAGTGAGAGATCGGTAAGTGTCCCTGTTATTGCAGATGTATCAAATACTAGAGAACTTCTTCGGCAATTCCAGTACGCACTTCTACCTCCTTGGTACCGGGCTTCTGTATAAATATAAGTACCGTTAAGTGTTGCTGCTGTACCAGCACCGTTACTTATTGTATCATCCCATGAAAAGAAAAGGGCTCCCAAATTACAGTCTATATACCCTCCTTGCGCTGTTGTTGCATTTATTGTTGCCATTAAAACTGTATTTTTGGTAAATAGTATACGTTGTAATTAAAGTAGTCATTTGCCGGTTTATATACTTCTGACAAATCTATAACATCGTATGTTACTGTTCCGTTTGGTATTTTTTGTTCTTCTTTACCAAAGGGATATGGTAATGGGTTCCATGCTGTAAATCTACCTCCTTTACTTATATTAGTCATACAAAACTGCAGTAAGTAACCTATTTTATCATCTCCATAAGCATCATAAAATATACCATCGTAAGGACCATTTGCTGCTATTGCTTCTTTTACTTCATACCAATCTCCTTCTACGATCTGAACTCCTTCTCTTTTTCCTGCCCACATTTGTGCTTTTTTTGCTATATCGGAGTGTATTTCAACTATTGTATGAGATTTAGGTCCGTAGGATTGTATGTAATTTGCTGATATTCCTAATCCGTATCCTATCTCTAAGATATTTCCTCCGTTTTCTGCTACGTATTGAGCATGAGCAGCCATGATAGGGGCTTCCCAGTCCATCATAACTGCTTTAACTCCTGCATTATCTGAGAAGAATATTTTATCTTCCTGAAATGTTAGTATTTTTTCTCTATATCCCATATTATGCTAATTCAACCCATGTTGTATCTGGGCAGAAATAAATTTGATCATTTGCTGTACTTTGTACATATCCTATTATTCTAACTACTTTCCCTGTACCTGTTGGTGCTGTTTGTGTAAATGCTCCTGCTGATTGTGAAACATATAAAGGTGCTCCTACTGTTGTAGTTCCTGTAAAGCTTGTAACTCCTGTGAATCTTGCCTGCCCTCTTAAAAGCATTCCTACTGTTGAAGCAGTACCTGTTGCTTGTGCAATTCCTAACATACCACTTGAACTTACTGCAGCATCGGCATCTGCTAATACCCAGTTTCCTGTAGAAGAATAGAAGTACACATTTCCTGCTGTTACAGATCCTCCACCCCAGTATGCCATTTCTCCATTTACTTGCGATGAGTTAAGACCAGCGTCATAGTCTATACCTCCTTTAAGTATAGTATTCTTATTACTTGTATGCTGTATAACTGTACTACCTACTCCTGCTAACGTTAATACTGATTGTGTTAAGGTTACGGCACTTCCTGTCGTGCCGGGTGAATTATACTGAGTTATTGCAGTACCTGTTTCCGGGTCTATCTCTAATGTAGCTTGTCCGAAGTTATCTCCATCTGTATTACTTATGGTATAGAATTGAAAATAGTTATGGCCAGTACCTGGTTCAGACTGAGCAATTGTTAAAGATCCTCCTGATTGACCAGCTCCAGGTGATGTACTTCCTACGATAGTCCCTTTCAGTCTTGAATCTCCATTTACATCTAGCGTACGACTCGGTGCTGTTGTATTTATACCTAATCTACCTGCAGGAGTGATACGCATAGCTTCTGTTAAACCTGTAGATCGCCAAGTAAGGAAAGATAGGTACCCATCCGCATTAACAGATGAACTATTATCTTTTCTTCCTGTTATACCGGCATAAGCTATTCTAGTATTACTACTATTAATATAATTTCCTCCAAACACTAAAGAAGCTCCTATATTAGCAGCTTGTGCATCAGTAGATACTAGTGATAGAGTTCCTTGTGCTACTCCGGCAACATTATTTGTTAGTACTTTTGTAACATCTTCTATATGTAATTTAGTATCCGGGGCTGTTACACCTATACCTACACTACCTGATGGGGTAATACGCATACGTTCTGTTACAGACCCACTAGTTATTCCTGTTTGAAAAGCTATTGAAGCTCCAATAGTAGGTGTTCCTATTGCGGCTAATCTTATTTGAGGATCTGTCGGGAATATACTAGTTGGAACAAAATCTAAAACACCACTATCTGGGGCTCCGGTAAAACTTGGAGTATTTAACCTAAGACTTATTGATCCATTAACATCTAATTTGTCAACTGGGGCGGTTGTCTGTATACCTACATTTCCTGTTGAGTTAATTCTTACTCTTTCATTTCCAGCATCAGTAGTAAATGAGATAAAACCGCCAGTTGTACTTGCACCTCTATGAAATCTAATAGCTGAGTTTCTAGTTGTTGTATAGTCTATTCCTAATTCTCCTATAACGCTTCCATCTGTATTAGCAGATACATCTTGTCTGGTAGTTAACCTAAAATTACCGTCTGAACCTCTACCTAGTATGCTAGTTTGAACAGTTCCTGTGGTTTGTACATCTAGCCTAACTGCAGGGCTTGCCGTTCCTATACCTACATCTCCACTAGAAGAAATAAACATTCTAGTAGTACCATTTGTTTCTAAAGCAAGTGGATTGTTATCATTTGTACCTAATAATGCTGTTGTACCAAATGAATTACCATTTTGAATAAAAGCATTTGTTGTGCTTCCTAAGAATGAAGATGTTAAAGCATTTGAAGAGCTTATTGCAAAAGAACTTGTTACTGTTCTAGAACTTGATATAGCAAATGAAGCAGATAGTATGCTGTTTGAACCGTTAGGTCCAAATACGTTTGAAGATGTTACAAATGAAGCTGTTAAAGCATTTGAACTTGTTACTGCAAAAGAACTTGTTACTGCAAAAGAACTTGTTACTGTTCTAGAAGAACTTATTGCAAATGAAGCAGATAATATACTGTTTGAACCGTTAGGCCCAAAGACATTTGAAGATGTTACAAACGATGCTGTTAAAGCATTTGAACTTGTTACTGCAAAAGAACTTGTTACTGCTCTTGAAGAACTTATTGCATTACTAGCCCATGACGCTGTTCCAAATAAAGAACCTGTCATTCCATTTCTCCAAGTTAAAACAGTATTCTCATTAATATCTTTTAATTCAGAATTTCCCCAATCTACAGAAATATATTGACTTCCACTTCTTTGTAAGACTCTCCCTGTCCAATCAACACTTCGATCACCTGCATAAGTCAATCGACCAATACTTGCAGTATTCATAGTAATACCTGGTCCGTTATTATTTGTTACATTTAACGATCCTGTTATTGTTGTTGATCCTGTTATTGCTAATGATCCTGTTATTATAGCAGATCCTGTAAAAGGAAAGGTTGCTGCTGTTGGTGCCCAAGAAGCTGATAAAGCCTGTGTTGCATACGAAGCTGTTCCTTGTAAAGAAGCTGTTATAGAGGTTGCACTTATGTTCGGTGTTGCAAAAGTACCTGTACTTGGATTATATGTTAAGGTTGTTGAATCTACATTTAATGGATTATTACCAGATGTTCCTCCTGTAAATGTTATATTATAAGTTACAGGTGTTGTATCTTGTGATGTTATATTTACATTAGTAGCATTTGTAGCAGTACCTCCAATACTTAAACTTGAAGCTGTACCTGTTAATCCTGTACCTGCTCCTGAAAATGCTGATCCTGTTATATCTCCTACAGCTACAAGAGATGTTCCATTAAAAGCTAACCAAGCTCCTGCCATTGTTCCTGCAAAACCTGATGTTGCAGTACCGAACCAATATGCATTTGCACCAAGACCTAATGCCCCAGTAGTTCCAGTTAATCCAAAACCTGCACCTATATTACCTGCTCTAGTTAATCCGTAATAGCTGTAATTTGAAGAGTTAGCAGGTTCGGTAACAGCTGCGGTTCCATAAGGATCAGCTGTAGCACCATTACCAGCTATATTAAGAGTTGGACTTGATACACCTGAAGTAGCTGATACACTTGGAAGTGTTAGTGTATCTGTAGTAGCATTAAATGTTAAAGTTGAACTATCTACTCTTACTGCTCTATTACCTGTTGTACCATCTGCAAACATTAGATAGTAGGGACCTGTACCTGTTGTTGTATCTGTTACAGCTACGTTTGTAGCGTTTGTAGCACTTGCTGCTGTTGTAGCATTTGAAGAACTTATTGCAAAAGATGCAGATAAAATACTATTTGAACCATTAGGTCCAAATACATTTGAAGATGTTACAAATGATGCTGTTGCAGCTGTTCCTGTAGCAGGTGCCCATGAGGCACTTACTGCCCAAGAAGATGTTCCAAATAAAGAACCTGTAAACCCTTGTGTAGCAATTACTGATCCTGTTACTTGAACTTGAGAACCTGAAGTGTATAATAAATTTGATCTTGCACCTGTACCTATACCATTACCTATAATAAAGGCTCCAGGAGTAGTTAAAGGTAAGTTGTACTGTCCTATTACACTTTGATAATTTCCTGATGCTGAAGTATAATTACCTGCAGCATGAGAATAATCTCCTAAGGCATGAGTATATACTCCTTCAGCGTGTGATGCATACCCCTGTGTTGTTGTATAATGTCCTTCGGCGTGTGAGTAAGCTCCTACTGTTAATGTAGTATTTCCTTCAGCATGTGCATAATCTCCTGAAGAAGTTGTGTACCATCCTTCCGCATGTGAACCGGTACCGAATCCTAATGTTCCTTTACCTTCTGTATGTGAGACGTCTCCTGAAGCAGATGTGAACCATCCTTCAGCGTGTGCTAGTACTCCTCCCGCTACTGTTAACTGCCCTTCTGAATGCGAAAAGCTTCCTGAAGCATAGGTTTGTAATCCTTCTGCATGTGCTGAATTTCCTATTGCATATGTACCGTGTCCTTCAGCATGTGAGTAATTTCCTGATGCTAAAGTGCTAAGTCCTTCAGCGTGTGATGAATTTCCTCTTGCTGTAGATGCATTTCCTTGAGCATGTGAGTAGTTACCTGATGCTGTTGTGTTATACCCTTCTGCGTGTGAGTAAGACCCTGAAGCTACTGTAAGGTGGCCTTCTGCATGTGAATAGCTTCCTGATGCTAAAGTACTTCCTCCTTCTGCGTGTGAACTTATCCCAGATGATATTGATCCTGACCCTTCTGCATGTGAGTAGTCTCCTGAAGATGTTGCGTAATAACCCTCAGCATGAGATGATTGTCCTATAGTGCGAGTTTTCCATCCCTCAGCATGTGAAGTTTCTCCACTTGTATAGGTTTCATAACCTTCAGCATGAGACCATTGAGCAAATGAAGTAGGTCCTTTACCTTCAGCGTGTGAGTAGTTACCTGCAGCAATAGTACTATCTCCTTGAGCATGTGAATTAGTACCATTTGCACTAGTAGCACCTCCTTGTTTAAAGGATCCAACTTGTGTTAATAAAGTACCATCAAATGTTAAATTAGCTTCACCTGTAAGTGTTCCATTACCATTTGCGGTTAATACATTATTGTTGGTATTACCTGTTGTTATAGCTGGTGTTATATTAGATGCTGTTAAGGCATTTGAAGCACTTATTGCATATGAGCTTGATACTACAAAGGATGCTGTTAAAGCATTTGAAGAACTTACTGCGTAAGAAGAACTTAAAGCTTGAGTTGCATAAGAAGCTGTTCCGAATAAAGAACCTGTTATACTTCCTTGTACTTTTATTGATCCTGTAACACTCATTACATCATCTGATGTATCACCAAATTTTGTTGAACCTGATAGGTATATAATAGAAGATGATACAAATTCTGTATGGAATTCTTCTGCTGTTATTCTTCCTGTTACTGTAAGTGATCCTGTTATAATTGCATTACCGTTTACATCTAGTTTTGCATTTGGTGTTGTTGTTCCAATTCCTACGTTACCTGCTTCATTTATTGTTAATTTAGAATCAGCTAAAGTAGCGCTATTTGCATCTCCTTGAGGACCATTTAAAATATGTACCTTTCCTTGAGCGTTATTTGCTGTTAAATCTGTTCTTTCAAATACTATTGCAGACTTTCTGTATAAGTTGTTAGCTCCTTCTGCATATCCAAAATGAATACCAGCCCACTGTCCAACACTCATTTGACTTATTCCTACAGAAACAAAATTATTAGCTCCTGATACTACATCTAGTTTTCTTTGCGGTGTTGTAGTTCCGATACCTACGTTACCTGCTGAGGTGATTCGCATACGTTCAGTGTTACCATCAGCTCCATCTAATCCTATAGCCCAGGCACCATCACTTGTAACCTTAGTAGCAGCTGCAGCAACTCCTAAGTATGTTTGAGCAATAGTATTTCCTAACTGTGTATTTCCCGCTACTTGTAGTTTACCGTCTGTTGGCGTACTAAGTCCAATACCTACGTTTCCACTGCTAGAAATAAACATTCTAGTAGATCCACTTGTCTCTAAAGCAAGTGATTGATTATCATTTGTACCTAATAAAGCAGTTGTACCAAAACTGTTTCCATTTTGAATAAAAGCATTTGTAGTACTGTCTAAGAATGATGATGTTAAAGCATTTGAAGCACTTAATGCTTGTGAAGCATAAGAAGCTGTACCTGTTAATGGTCCAAAATGTGAACCAGAAAAAGATCCTGTAAAAGAGGTTGCTGTTACAGTTGTTAATCCTGCTAATGAAGAACCAGTTGCTCCTAAAGCAATATTAGTGGTCCCTACCATTAAGGAAGGAGTAGCTAAATTAGCATTTGTAATACCTGCTGTACCTGATAAATTACTATTTGTTAATCCTGATATTGTACCTGATAGAGTAAGAGTTCCTGCTCCTGTAATAGGTCCTCCTCCTAATGTAATACCACTTACTGTTCCTGATGCTGATACTGAAGTAACTGTTCCTCCTCCTGATGCTAGGTTTGTACTTGCTCCACCTCCACCTGCTGTAAGATCTAGGTAGTATCCTCTGGCTGCTCCGCCTTGTTCAAAAAACCTTAATCTGTTTTGAAAAACATCTACAGTAACTCCACTACCCGTAAGTGTTGTGTTAGTAGCTGCCTTTCCTAAAAGTATTTCTCCTCCTTCGTCTCCTACACCATATAATACGCTTAATGTTTGCCCATTAAATGTTAAATTTCCTTCAGCATTTAATGTTCCATTTCCATTAGCTGTTATTACTCTAGTATCAACATCATTTGATATAACTGGTGATATATTTGAAGCTGTTGCTGCAGTGGCTACAAAAGATGCTGTTAAAGCATTTGAAGAACTTACTGCC